ATATTTACAATATTTACAGTGTTGTTAATCATTATATATTCGGATACGTGTTACGATTACACACGTTCTATAGTTCATTTGACACTCCACCCGGAGCATCTATGTACATTTTGCAAAGCCTATACTAACTCATAATAAACAAAAGAGGTTCGTATGGTATCCATATACAAAAAGAAATTTTGCTAACCATCAGATTTCAAACTGGGAGTGATTTAACGTCTCGCTTGGACGGGCTGGTAGAGCATCTAAATACTCAAGCATTGCACACGTGAAAGGAGTCACAGTGGCACGGGTCATGTAATCATACACAGCCTTATCACTACCAAAATGCGATTCACGGATGCGCCATCTCATACCAGTGTAGGTAGCAGAAATCAAGTCTACAGCCGGAGCTATAGCACGCAATCCTGCAAACCACCTGGACATTTGAGTTTTGGCTTTATGCCTTTGTTTGTCAGACCGTTTAACTTCAACTATGAGATATATGTTTCTGTGTCCAATAATACCTTGGAACACAAGATCCAACTCTCCAAATAGAAAAAGTGGGTAATCTTTACCAACTTGGGTTAATGGTACATCATCCACAGCGTGAGCATATTGCGCTTCCGCTATATGGGACAAACTTGACTCATCACCTGATTGCCTGGTGTAAACGACTTCTTCTTCTCCTTCAGATTCAACACTGTCGGGTGAATATTTCACATGCCAATTACGAATGTGATCGTCGTAACTCCAATCCAACAGCTCACATAGGTGTGTGATATTATTGTCTTGGGCAACCTTTTTGATTTGTTTACGCCTCTCCTCATAAATTTCCTCACCATGTCCAAACCATTCGCGCAATGCTGTATCCAAATTCTGGGCACACGCTTGTTCAGGTGTTAGTGGGGCTCCTATTGGACGCATGTAGCAATGTAATGATTTGAAAATTGACTTCTCTAGCAACGCACCAACATGAACACCCAATTTGGGGTGATAAATGCTTTTACGCTTAAGGAATTCAAAATCCTCAACATCCAAATACGGTACAAGTTCACTAGTCTTGTCTGGCATGGTATAAATCTGTCCATGCTTGCCAAGAAATTCAGAGCAACCTTTGATGTTAAACAATGGATGTGTGGGAGCCACACTTCCAATATTGTCATCACCATAAGTCATTATGTGTACTACCTTTCGAAAATCTTCACTGCGATCATATACGCTGAAAAAGAAACTCCGAAGGTTGAGACATCCACAAATGCCGTTAAGAACGGCAGTGAGAGAATTTCCACTGATGTGAGTACCAGTGGTCAAGCCAACCAAATCACCATTAAATGCAATCAACGAGTAAACTAAATCACCCGTCATAGCTTTCATGGCTACGATATCCTGCTCATTGTAATCACACTCCTTTGCAATATCAATTAAGATGCGTAGGGCTGCGAGCAACAATTGACTCGGAATCTTTTGGTCATATTTACCATAATCTCCTCCAAAGATTCTATCCGTTCCAAAGTGGGTGACATGCTTATAAAAAGCATCCCATTCTGGTCCATAACAG